ATCCTGAATAGGTAGTATAAAATCAATAGTAATGACAACCAAGATAAACCGTACAAAATCTGCTCCTGTATTGTCCAAAGTTGTAAATCCACAACTGCTTTTTGGTGATTCATTCTTTCAAATATCGCCTTTCTTTGGGAACATATTCTACCTCACCAGCATGAAGCCAAATCCTTCTGCCGGAAGAGAGTAGTACACGGATTTTTCCAACTTCATTAGGACCAGCTATTATCATACCAATGGTGTACTCAGACCCTTCGTAAATACCATGAGAAGTGAAAATATCTTTTATTCTTATCAAGTCACCAACTTTCATAATTTATTCACCAAAGAGTGCTTCCAACATACTGGCTGATAATCCTCTGCACCTCCTACTAGGATTTTTTTAGGCTGCTCTCCAATCCTTTGTGTATAATATGCGTCTCTATCACAGTGAGCACACACTGCTGGACACACTTCTATGCTAGTTGCCCAAGGCATGAGTTCGATTGGTTCAGCAAAGGCGTTATACCCACTTGGCTGAGATGAAAGCTGAAGTGTCGATACTAGGATAGTCTTACCCTTCTGAAATAAAGACACAAGAGCCAGTGCAGAGCCTGGTATCATGAACAATTCATCTACTGCTACTACGTCTGCCTCTAATCCTTTCTGCAAGATCTCTTCTCCTGATTGGACTAGTATAGAAGTGTGTTCCTGTCCTTTGTGAGTCACAACCTTTTCCTCAGAATACCTTTTATCCATGGACGGCTTAAACAACATTGTGCTGCGGTTTTGATACTGGTATCTTTCCAATGCTGCCAACATTCTGGTTGTTTTTCCGCCGAACATTGGGCCTGTGAATATTTTGAGTTCAGGTGATTTCATTTGCTTCCTCCAGAGAGAAGTGCCAATGTTCTTTTAGTCCGCCATCTGTAAACAATACTCTTACCAGACCTTGATCTGTCTGTCCGAGAACGATTCCAAGTTGCGATGTATCCACAAAATCAGACCAGCGGTCGCGGACTGATGATAGCTTAACCAGTTGGCCCACCTTCATGTCTTTCTTTTTCACAGATCGAAACTAAACGTGCCGCCTGCGTGGTCAAAACTTGCGGTCCAGCCGGATGCGCTGTGAACACCTTCCTTAAGATTTGCAACAGTAGTTGTAAACTCTGCCGATACAGTGCAGCGGCCGCGCTTATGGTCGTACTGTTCTGTGCTAAACTCCACAAAACCATCAGCTTCCCAAGGGTTTTCTCTAATCGTCTCAGCGATGAATTGCTCAAATGCAAACTCGCCTCTGTCATACTCTTCGAGCAGGTCAGTATCTCTTAGTGCGTCCAAAGCTAACTCATCACCGAAACTGGTTTTGACTTGTAAGGTCTTATCTGTAATAAGTCCAGCGACCATATCTGCGGTACAGGTCTCCCTTACAGCCTCGCTTTCTAATTCTCCGGTTGAGTGCCATCCTTCGTGGTCATCCTCGTACTTTAGTGTGACGATTGTGTCGTCGGTTACATCAAGGTTGTTGATGGTATCAATAATTGTTACAGACATTTTTTCTCCTTATTGTTATTGTGTCTATCTGTTACTGTTGCTCTCAATTTTAAGAGCGCCAATTCTTTCTTCTTACACTCTAGCATAATGTCATGGCTTTGTCCATAACTTTCTACTGGTTTTTTGATATAATCTGAATGAGCTTGTTTACGTATTTTCGGGTCGCCTTGTTCAATCGCTCTTGACTCTGAGACGTGAACAACTGGCTTAATCCAGGGAGGCCAAGTTGATGCTGCGAGTTCGAGAGCCTCTTGTTCTGTGAGTCCTCCTGTGCAGAATCGATGGTGATGGTAATCGAAAACAATCGGGATTCCAGTTTCGTGGTGAATGTAATCATAAATCTCCTTTGTGCTCCACATGGAGGCTTTGTCGTCATTCTCTAGTGTGAAACGTTTCTTAGTGTTATCATCAAGGCCACCGGGTCGTAAGAAGTTCTCAATGAAACGCTTTGCTGTCTTGTCCTTGTCTCCGTATGTGCCACCGACATGGATGTTTATCTTGTTGTAGTGGCTTGGCTCAAACCCCATCATGTCAAAGATGCGAGAGTGGTTGTTGAGTTCCTTGTATGTCTTCTCCACAACTTCAAAGTTTGGTGAAGCCAAGCAACAGAACGGACCAGGGTGAAAGGTCAAGCGATGACCCCACTCCTTGGCATAGTCACCTGCATAGCGCAGCCAATACTTAATCTCCCTGTAGTTTGGCAGGTCGTAGTAGTTGTATTCTGAACACCAAGGGAAGATGTCAGAAGACATGCGATAGAAACGAATGTCATTATCTTCGTTCCACGCAAGAATTTTTACCAAGTCTTTGACATTCTGAAGTGCAAGTTCAGATGCATACTCGATACCCTTCTCTTTGAATGTTCGCTTGATCATAGATCGGTTGGTCGTGATGCGCTTAGACTTGGGCACCTCGGATAATGTCATGTTGATGCAGGCATAGCCGTAGTTCATTGTGTTACCTTTACTGTGATTGTGTGTATAATATATCAGGTTTACTTGGATTTGTCAAGTATCTGATCTTTTTTTCTGCGTGCTTTTTTTATACGCTCTTTGTAATCTAGTTTTTTGTTTATGTATTTGGTCCATGCATATCTTTTTCTGTTTCGCAGATAAGTTTTGTCAGAGTCGTTTCCATGAGATTCTCTTGTGAAAGGCACATCATGGTAAGATTCTATCGCGTCTTTTGTTTTGAAGTAATTTTTTATCCAGAACAAAGCCCATAAAATCCAGTAAAAAACGAACAACAGCTCCAGCTGCTGCTGGAAGCGTACTCGGTACCGTCTCCTTGTCTTTTCACTTTTCATATTTTATAATCCATTACGACCAATGTTCCGTAGTTATAACTATCTTTTTCTTGACAAAACCACCCATACTCTTCAACAATATCCTTTGCTATTTGCTTCATTGTCGTTGAGTTACCTGTGACGATTTGACACGGAAGTTCCACAAAGTTAAGGAAACTTCTCACCTCCTCATCCACTTGGTGGTGTTTTTTTCCATGAAGATCTAGAGTCTCCATCTTTCTCCTTTATTTTAAAAAGCCAGTGTACAGATACATAACCAAGATTGTCATTAACTCTATCATTGTTAGAACACCTCTGAAAAAAACACTCAAACTCAGTTCCAGGCTGAATCTGTACTAACGCCTGCTTTCTTCTCTTGTCTAGTGTACCTACCACCTCCTCTCTGAAGCTTAAAATGAACCCGATCCACTTTCCTCCATACAAGATGTGATTAACAAGGTCGCCAGCTTGAAGATTATTATAATTTTTAGACGCTTCAGACATATTCCTTCCCTAAAAATAAATAGGGAAATCAAAGGCTCAGGTCAGAAGTAATTTTTAAAAAGATATAATGCAACAGCTAATAATACAGAGGCTAACGCCAGCTTATGGTCAAACTTATTCCTTTCCATATGTATTGACCTCTGTCAGCTTACTAAGGTCAGACAAACACTCTTGAACTATATCCCCTCTGTTTCTCTCTTTTGCATCTTGCAAAATTAATTGTAGCTTGCAGAAGGTTTTTTCACAGTTTACATAGAATTGAAAAGCTTCTAAGATCGCTGCGTAGCTAGAGTACAAGACAGACCTTGACACACTACTAAATTCTGCTATACCGTGGTCTTTTACTTTCATCATAACACAAACACCGACCTTAGCGTCGAATCCGGATGTGGTTTCGGATTTTTTAAAACTTGGCTTCACTCTGTAGTCACAAAGTTCTATATTTGATAAACTTAGATTCTCATCAGAGAATATTTTAAAACATATCTTGAAAATACCGTCGACAAATCCTTTTGCCAACTCCTCTTGTCCATTTAAAATTTCTACGTTCTCTGATTTAGTAAGCTCACACGACAGATTAACTGAAGTGAAGTCGCTTTTCCAAGACTCTCCCACATTGATTGTGAGCGGGCTTAGTTTTACTGCTTGCGATTGCAAAACTTTTTCAAATAATTGTTTAACACTGTCTCTTTTAAACTCTTGAGGGGTCTTTTTCATTACTCAAGCCTTGTCAGTCCCGTTGATAATTTAAATAAGGATAAAACATTGGTCAGACGCTTTATATCCCTAACTATTCTTGCCTTTGTTCCTTCTGGTTGGTTCATGTCTCCTGGTGTTGAAGGAATGAATTTAATTGCGAGACCAGCGATATATCTGCCTTCAGCAATCTTCTGGTTTCTAATTGCTACGGTTACGATAGTTACATTTGGTAGGGCGCGCAGGTCTGCTAAAATGTCATCCAAACCTCTAGCTTTTTCTGCTTCTGTAGTGAGGTTGTAAGAGATCATACAGTGAAATTTGTAGATGCCTCGCTGTCTGCTTCTTCCTTTCTCCTCTCCAAGGAGTCGCTTCTCTAGGTCAGCGTAGAACGTATTCTCTCCAATCTCGTTGTCCAGGCCCTGCTCGTCTTCCGCGGGTAATCCTAATTCTAATTGCTCTTCACCTCCCAACTCTCTTTGCAGGATGGCTATGGCTAATTTTCTAGATTGCATTGCGTCTTCTCTCTCTATATCTAAAGTGTCATCAGCGAATTCTTCAAAACCTTCTAGCGTATACCCGCCCATCGTGTCATCTGCCTCGTGTTTCATCTCCAATATAACAGTTCCTGGTTCTTCCGGTATGGTGTATAATTGGTACTCTTCAAATACATAAAGACCAGACTTGTTACACGCCTGTTCCCACTGCTTCTCTACGCGTCGGAAGAAATCGTAGTCTATCTTTGGGCCGGCTATCACTCCTGCTGGGATGCCGTGATCTTCTGACGTAAGCCTGACCTCTGTGGTGGCACCATAGTAAACTGCAACGTGACCGCGGTCTAGGAATGAGTCTTGGTCTATCTCCCACCAAAGGTTGGTGTATTCAGACTTTTCACTGAACGCATCTTCTATTGCCTGGCACTTTGGTTCGATGACTTCTGCTGGGTCTGGTGGTGGATTATCGAAAACTGCTTTTTCTGCTTCTTGATAAAGGGCATCGTGAAGCTCTTGCGTCAAGTCCTCCCAACTTTCTTCTTCGTCGGGAAACATTCCCTCAACGTGGTCGCGAACAACCCTGAAGAGGTCATCTGGGTTCTGTGCTTTATTTGGTGCATCCCAATACATCTCGAACTCTGGTTCACCTGGTCCCGAAAATTGCATAGTGATGATGTGGTCACGGTCACCCTCTGGGATGCCAAAGAAACGAACGATAACAAACGCTTTACCTTCCTCTGTTGTGTATTCGTCAAAGTAGTTTCTCTTTGACTTGGTAGAGATACACCAAGTAGTAAGTCTCGGGTTGTGGCCAAAGAAACAACTGGCCTGTGTTGTAAGTGGCCGAACCGCCATGATGCCATTCTTGTTGTACACAAGTTCAGAGTTCTTCTCAGCCTCACCTTTGTCTCTGAGTCTCTTCTTTCTTGCCGACTCAGACTCTGGCAGGTTATCTATCGTTCTACGTAAAGATTGAAGCGTGTACTTGTTTATATCCTTTTGATCAAGTCTGTTTTGAACAGTGTGAAACCCTACAATCACCCCCATTATCTCTTCGAACATTCTGGTGACAGAAACGAAATTCTCGCCTTCGCGGCGCTGGTAGATTACGTTTCCGTCTCGGCCTCTTGAGGCGGCATACGAAATCTTGTACACCTCTTCTAGTTCTCGTGCACCAAAAAGAATATACTTGGCCATACCCTTGTCGCCAAACTGGGTGCGAAGTTGCTGAGCCAAAACGTCTATCACTCCAAAGTGATTGGCAATAGGTGCTATCTTCTTTGCGTCATCTTTCTTGCCTTCTGCGAGTATCTTATACTCTCGGATAATCTGCTCTCCGAGAAGTCTTCCTTTGGACTTTGGGCGTTGGTTGACGTAGTTTCGCCATGTGTTATTGAAATTCATAGTAGTATTATACCCTTTTTACTATAAATAGTCAATGGGAAAAAGAAAAGGGGAGCTAAAAAGCTCCCCAGAAATCACTTGATTTCAATAGTCAAAGGTTGGGCCTCAGGCCTTTGCGGAACTCTAACAGTCAATAGACCATTTTCAAACTGAGCTTCGGCTTCTTCCAAGTCAAGATTATCATCATAGTTTACAAATGTTCTTGTAAAGTTCCTGCGAGCAATCCTTTGCCTCTTTGGGTTCTTCTCGTCAACTTGGCCAGTGATAGTGATTGTTCTCTTCCCAGGCTGGATGTCCACGGACAGTTCTTTCTTCTTGAACCCCGCTAGGGCAAACTCTAACACTGTAGAACCATCGTCGTCTCGATAAATGTCGGCAACGGGATAGCCTTTTGTGGATTGCTTGAGAACATTAGAGAACAGATCCCTATCGTTGAAAAAGTTATCAAACACCTCGTTGATAACTTGGTGGCCTAGTAGACCGGGTCGGTATGTAGTAATTGCATTCATTTTATATTCCTCCTTATTAAGCAAGTTACATTTTATAGCTAAATTCCTTTCGGCAATATGGCCATATAGTTAATTTAAACACTAATTACATTACGTCAAGCTTTTTTGGAGAAAAAATGGATTTTAAATTAATAATGGAAAACTGGAGAAAGTTCAGTGCCACAAACGAGAAGCTCAATGAGCAAAGTGCAATTTCTTGGAATCAAGCTGATGATCTTGTTGGTGTCGCTGCAGAACGAGATCTAAAGCCTAGTGAGATACAGGCATTAAAAACTTGGCTACAAAGCATACCTGATGATGCGGATGATGGTACCAAATCAATAATACCTAATGTTCTTGATGTTATCAAGTCGCAAGAGGCTGATAAATCTTTTAAAAGTAACTCTTTTACTTTAGAAGATATTCAAAAAGATGAGCCAGAGTTAGCAAAAGCAATAAAAGTTTTCAGAGGGAAAAATCTTTCAAGATCAAATCTCTTATTTGATGGTCAAAAATTACACTGGCGTGTTGGTAAAGAAATAATATACTCATGGGGTGCAAGTAGTGGTCACTACGAAGATGATATACTCGCAAGATATGACAAAAAGGGAGATAATGCCAAAAAGATGGCCACAAAAATACTAGCAAAAGCAAGAGTAACTAGAGGGCCCGAAGGGGTGGTCGGAGACAGGGCCGCCAGAACTAAAGCCATCTTAGATATCCTTAAATTTGACGCAGCCGATGAAAATCCAAATTTCACCCGAGAAAGACTAATGGAAGACATTGAAGAGTTGTTAAATATAGTAGATAAACAGAGTAAGGTCGCCAAATCATACAGAGAGTTACTAGGCCAGAGAAAGGATGCTGATAGTGATCCTAGGCTGGCGCGCAAAGTGGTTGGGGACGAATACAAAGATAATATTAAAAAAATCAAAAAGCAGTATTATGCGCTAGATCGTAAGATAAGAGAACTGATCATGACATATGTTGAATTTGTTGTTGATGCCGGTGCAGATTACCAGACCTCGCCGGAACAAAGAAGAGCTATGAAAGATGTAGAAGGAATGGGACCCTGCCCTGAAGGTAAATATGTAATCAGTCATACCATGCAAGATCTAACCAATATGACATCTTCAAGGCCGTTTGCGCAAATGCTCGCGTCAACAGCACTGATGTATACATCAGATATTGGTAAGACTGATGTTGGGCTATTAGCAATAAAGGATACCCAGTCTGGTCAGGGTGACTCCGCTTGGGGTAGATTCAGAGTTCGGATTTCCAATATTGCAGGTGACGATAAGACTAGGAACTGGGAGCGTATACCTGCCTACACAGGAAAAAGGTCTGGTTTTTTTATTCACGGTGGAGATTTCAGAGGGTCTAGCGGATGTATAGATTTAGGAGATAACATGGATTCCTTTGCGAAATTTTGGACTGTTGGGGGCGTAGCCAAAGCAATGGGCCGGAATGTTAAAATTAGCATGCGGCGCAAAGGCTTTGAGAAGTACTTTAAAAGTGGGGGCTGGATTAGTGGGCGGATAAATATACCTTTATTTGTAAAATACAAAGAGATAGAAAAGAAGAAACTTGTAGCCAGAGACCCGATTGCAAAACGATTTGCAAAGTTTATTTTTGATGCGGCGCCGTCGGTTAAAAATCTTCTTAAGCCCGCGGACGGTGGGGTGGCCACGAGTCCGGATGTACGAGACTAATTCACAGCTAGAAGGTATGTTCCTTTTTTCATATAACCGAAAACAGTATCCAAATCTCGCTCAAAAAAGGTGAAACATCCCCAACTGTAAAGATCCTGCACCGACCATCCGGGCATTGAGTGGGCGACAATCGCCCTCTTAAAAGCATTTGAGTTAGAGTTACTCAGACCGTGCAGTCTCTTTGATTTGCCGAAACTTCCATAGTATTGCACACCAATCTTAAACAACCCAACTGATGTTTTTCTTGTGTTAGGTGTGTTAGATAGGTTCAGTGGCCTATCCCTACCTGAATATCCAGAGTGACCTACGTAAGTAGAATATACAACTCTATTATTCTTTAGATCATAGACAAAAAATCTCTTCTCCTTAATTGGGATAGAGTAATCAACAAAAGATATTAATTTTTGGTTCTTTAATTTTGAAGAATATTTTTGTAAAGTTTTTTCTATCTTTTCGCTTGTATCTAATGTCTCGACCGGAAGAGATGCTGCAACCTCATCGTTCGCGCAGGTTATTACAGGTAGAAATGACGATAAGGTCATCAAACATACTATAAAAATTGTTTTAAATTTCATTTTATTTCCTTTTCTTTAAGTTACCAGAATAACTGGATCAACATTATTATAATCGTTAGCCCTAAGCAAATCATTGTTTTTGTCGTAAACATAGACTCGCCTAGGATAGCCCATGTTAAAATTGGAAATATTATTAGACCTGCGCATGACGCTATAAATCTCGCTGACCAAGCTGACCCGGTGGATTCAACCACAAATTTCCATCCATACCAAAATAAAACAGAAGTTGGAACACCCATAACAATAGCAGATAGGATAGGCTTATCTTTCCAAAATTCTGTAAACGACTGAACATTCAATTGAAACCATCCGAGTGTTTGTCCAAGTAAAAATAAAAGTACTCCCCAATATATCATTAGTGTGTCCAAAGTCCTGAGTTTGCAAGAGGCGCTCTATAAGCTAGCTCTGCTGTTTTTGATAAATCCAACAGAAGCTGAAACTCCTTATTTGGCAAATGTAATGTATCAACGTTGTGTTCGTTGACTTGCTCTAAGTAATCTAGTATCAATAGTTCCACGGTCGACGCTGCAGATCTAAATTCTAGTACTGCAGTAAGTTCAGCTTGAGAAAGAGAAATGATTTTATTGTAGTAGTCCTCAAAAATACAATCTAGTCTGTATATAACAGGCAATAAACCTTTGTACAGGACTCTCAGAATATTGACTTTTACCGGGGTTGTCTCTGGGTCCACTATAAATACTCCAACAAATCTGAATATCCACCTACTTTTTTAGTATAACCTGTTTTTAAGTTATTTGCAAGGATAATCGGAACTGTTGGCTGATTATGGAAATGCTTGTACTCCTCCAAAATATCAGGGCTTTGAGTATAATTTAGGAACACCACTTCTACTTGCTTTGCTTGGCAGTACTCTAGAGCCCTGGTACAAAACGGACAAGTGGTTCTACCAATGATAATAAATCGATTATCCATTTAACAACCTCTTTTGCGTCTTACTTTTTAGACTCTCCATTATTTCCCTTGAAGTGCCTAAGGCTATTATCTCCTCAGTTCCATTGATGTTATTCATCTTTATTAAGGAATAACTGTTCTTGGAATAATCGCTCGCACCTTCTGCTAACAGAAAATCTTTCGCTCCGTCGTAATTTCTGACACTTATAATGTGCGTGGGGTTAATAAAGATCGTATCCAAAGATATGACCCTCTTGTAACCTTCATTTATAATGTTTAATTTCTTTAATTCAAACAACATTTATACTCCTAAGTTCTTTAATATAAACGCGCCAATGAGTCCAATCATTGTTGTAAACAATGTCCAAATCATTCTAGAAGAAGTTCTTTTCCACGTTTCTAGTTCTCTTATTCTAGCGTAAAGTCCTTGGTCTGGATTGTAGACGGCTTCTTTAATCTTTCCGATGTCTTCCGACATCTGCTCCTGTTTATCGCTCATAACGTCTATGCCATTACAAACTCTGTCTAATTTTGATTGTAGTTCCAAAAGATATTCATTATGCTCAGTCATTGAAATGCCCTCCGCAATATAAATAGTATATTATTCGTGTACTATGCTGTGATTTGTCAACAAAAGAGTCCCCGCTACCGATACCGCATTTTTAAGCGCACATCTCGTTACCTTGGCAGGATCGAGTACGCCAGAATTCTTCAAATTTTCAAGCTTTCCTGATGAAAAATCAATACCAGTCCAGCCTTCCGAATCTTTGACTCTTAAGATACTAACCTCTGGTGACATGCCGGCATTCTCAGCCATACGCTTGAAAGGTGATTCCAGAGCCCTCTTAAAAATAGAAAGTGCTGCTGCTTGTTCCTCAGTAGCAAAATTCGGAGTAATTGATGTAGATACACGAAGCAGGGTCATCCCACCTCCCGGTACGATTCCTTCTTGTTGGGCTGACCTGACCGCCTCCAAAGCATCTTCAATTCGATGCTTCTTTTCGATCATTTCTACTTCAGAAGAAGCCCCAACACGGATGATAGCAACACCAGAAGAGAGACGAGTAACACGCTCTTGGAGTCGACTCGCTTCGTGGATGTCATCAGTCTGTTGTATCTCGACCTTGATTCTCTCAATAGTCTCATCAACTTTTTCATAGTCTCCTTCACCATCGACAACCGTAGTCGTGCCTTTGGTGATCTCCACACTTGCTGCTTTCCCAAAATCAGTCAACGAGGCTTCAGTAAGCTTATGCCCCATAGACTGTTGGAAAAATTTTGCGCCTGTTGAGACCGCTAGGTCGTTCATTATAGCCCTTCTTTCTTCCCCATACCGAGGAGCTTTCACGGCAGCGACCTTCATCGATCCCCGCATAGTATTCATAATTAGTGCGGCCAAAGCCTGACCTTCCACTTCTTCTGCAACTATTACAAAGGGGCGGCCCTCGCGGGCTGCGATCTCCAATGCAGGTAAAATTTGGTTAACTTGGTCCACCTTTGTGTCCGTAATAAGAAACATGGGGTTGTCATAGCGGCACACAGCTCGCCTGTCGTCCGTTATGAACGCGGTGGCGGCATAGCCACTGTCAAAGCGAAAACCCTCTACAAGGTCTAAACTCGTCTCCAGAGAGCGCGCTTCCTCAATGGTGATAGAACCATTTTTTCCTACCTTATCCACAGCAGTGGCAACGAGGGTTCCGATCGTTTCATCGTTATTGGCAGAGATTGTGGCGATATGCTTTACGTCTTCGGCCGAAGAGATAGGTTGGGAAATTTCTTTAATTACCTGAGTTGCCTCATTCAAACATTGCTCAAGTCCTCTTTTAATCTCTATAGGAGATGTTCCAGACGCAATATACTTGTTGGCCTGAACGAGAATCTCTCTTGCGAGGACCGTCGAAGTTGTAGTTCCGTCACCAGCCTCCGCGTTGGTCATTGCAGACACTTGTTTTACCACTTCTGCTCCGGCATTCATGTGAGGGTTTTCAAAGCTGACGTTTTGTGCTACAGTAACACCATCCTTGGTCACGAAGGGTCTTCTATCCTTTTGATGGATAAGGACGTTTTGTCCTTTGGGTCCGAGTGTTGTTGCTACGTAATCCGCAAGAGTGTTTACGCCGTCGAGAACCTTGTTGCGGAGTTCAGGTCCATGGCTGAGTTGTGTGGTCATTATGACTCGCTTTCATGTTTGTATGTATATACTATAATGCATTTCGGTTGAAATGTCAAGGGGTTTTATTCTTCTGCTGCGGTTTTTTGTGGGGCGATACCATCTGCATCTGCTTGTTCTACCGCAGAAATGGCCTCATCAGTGGCCTGCTTTAGCAGGTCCAAATCTTGCTTGGCGGCCATGGCGTGTTGTTTCCTTGGGTCACCGTCCTCGGTGCCCATAAAATATTTTGACACATTCTCGTTGAATCGGCCGAGGAAAGTATATACTGGTGTTATTGTCTTTCTTAGAATATCTCCATATATAATCCATGTCTTCTTCAATTGTTCATCACCAAGGTTTAGAAATGCTATCTCTTTTTCATTTGCGATCTTTTTAGTTTGGTTGTGTGTAAAGATGAACTGTTCCGAGTTTACGTATCCTGCAGTAGTTTTCAGGACTGCGATGATCTCTTCCTTGTTTCCTCCTTCGATTGCCTCTCGAACCTCGTTGAACTTCAAAGCGGTTCCGAAAAGCTTTTTTAGAGTTTTGTTTTTATTGTAAGACTCCTCTGAGTAGAAGATTTCTGCAGAGGGCAACTCTTCCCTGTTGGATATCAATTCTGGAAGCGTTGTTGTTAGCATTTCTTTTTCGAAAGCTCTCCTCGATCCTAAGCCGACCTTATCGTCGAATCTAACTTTCCACACCTGGTCTCCTAACTCCTCTAGATACGAGATGAGCTGCTCCTTGTTTTTCACCTTCATAGATTTTTTTGCATACTTTACAAAGGGCTTGTAGAATACATCCAAAAAGTTAACCAAAGTTATTGTAAATTCACTGAATCGTAAACTATCAGAGGCGCCTGAACCGGAGCGTCTTGCGTCTAAGTAAACAACATGGTCGCGTTCGCCGGCGAAGTGTTCTACCATGTTTGTCCATGAACCTTTAACTTGTGTTGTTGGGTTTAGTAGTTTTAGGGAGTATTCTTTGCCGCCGAGTTCAACATCTGTTATCGGCTTGCCTGTGGCACCATCATCTTCTTCAACATCTGTGATCTGTACCGAGTCTTTTCCGAAAAGACCTGCTAGAAAACCTTCAAATATGAAACCTCCAGCCGCTTCCGTAAACTGGGCTAGGATAGCACTTAGAACCTCAACTACCACCATTGTTCCCAAGATTTGACCTACTGATGCTAGTTGCACTTCGCCGGTAGCAATATTGTTTACATTTAATAATTTTTCTTCAAGTGTGTCACCGGTCACAGATGCTGAGAATCTTTGTATAATTTGGCGATCTCCTGAATCTGGTTTACCCCAGTCTTCTGATATTCTTAGTTTTGGAAGCCCTAATTTGATTTCTTCTACTGAAATATCTTCCTGCTCTTTTAGAAGAGTTTTGTAGTCCTTACCCTCTTTTAATGGCCTTCTTGTGAGGTTGCTGTAATCAATTCCTGAGAAGATTTCGAATAAAGTATTTTGAAAGAAATCATCTGAAAGCATAGAGCGCTGCTGTTTAGTCAGCTTGCTCTCTTGTTCTTTCCAGACCTCTTCAAACAAGGCGAATAGATCACCTTTTGTTGATATAGATTTCTTTTGATTGTTCTCTGATAAAAATTCTTTGTGCCAGCTCATAATGTGTAGTTCTCCTCCATATAATTAGATAATTTCGTCCGCAATACCCATTTTAATTGCTTCTTCTGCAGAGATGTAAACGTCCTTCTGGGTCTTTAAGAGCTTCTTTATCTTTGAAGGGGTTAATTTTGTATATTGAGCTAGGGTTTCAATATATCTTTCCTGAATCCACTTTATCTCCTCAAGTTCATTTTCCATGGAGAAGATTGTGCCATGAGAACCTGCCATGACATTGTGTAACATGATCCTGCAGTTTCTTCCAACTTTGCGCTTTCCCTTGGTGCCGGCGGCTAGAATTGGAACTCCAGCAGACATTACCTTGCCGATGCCAAATGTTTCGATATCACACGTTCTCTCCTTAACCATGTCCATGATATCAAGGATAGAAAACATGTCTGATGCAGTGCCACCGTGGGTTGATACCATCATGGCAATTGAGCGAGCAACAATTACTTGCTCAGACTCTGGGTCGTGTGGGTCCTTGTTTGTGACCGTATGTGAACTATTCTCCAAGTAAAGAAGCGCTGCGATCACGTCAGCACCCTTTCTCTCTGATATATCTCCATATAGGTTTATAGTTCTTAACTCAGGCTCCGTTGCAGACGGTATCTGAATGTTATTAACAATAACTACCTGCTTCTCTGGTTCTGGAGTTTGCTTCTTTTGTTTCTTCTTTTTCTTCGGTATTGCCGAAACTCTCTCAGTCATTTAGTACCTCTTTCATGTCCAAAAATTGTTTAATTTGCTCAGAATCTAAAAACGTTATCCAATCTGATTCTGAAGCGAAAGCTCTTTCAAATATATATATATCTTCGCGAGTTTTGGGTGCGTATCCAAAAGAAATGCATTGCCACCCAGGTAAGATTTCTTGTAGTTTGTGCTGCTCTTTATGTGTTTTCACTTGTAATTTTACCGTATTTTCGTTTACTTTCCAATATCTAGCTCTTACTTTGCTCATTGCCTTCAAACCCTCGTAATTGTCTAATTAGGGATTCAGCTTCAGGCCACGTTTTGTAACCAATATATCTTCTACCTTCCGCGGGTACCGACTTTATTAGAAGTAGAACATATAGATCCATAAACACGGACACTTTCTGAACTTCCTTCTTTAAATATTGCTCTCTTTCTGTTTCTTCTAATATTTTTATCTCATCTTTTGCAAATTCTATAGCAGCCATGTGAGAAAGATGCACAGAGTCCAGTACTTGCAAAATAGTGGCGGATATTAGTATATAAAACTTCTTTTTCTTGGCCTGACGGTCAAAATAAAAAACTGCATGGGTTAGGAGAACTCCTGCGACAAACATCAATATAGAGTAAATTTGTATTTCATTCATTTTATTAATACTAGCATCTTTTTATCTAAATATCAAGAAAAAAGCCCCAGGGACCGATTGGTTTGGGGCTATACTAAGTGATAATGTATTATTTTATTACTACTTTGCTCTTTTAATCTTCTCTGCGACTAAACGCCTAGTAACTCTCTTGAGCACTTCTTGTACCAATTCTTCCTGCATTGCTTCATCTTCTTCAGCGCCAGGCTCTTCGGCAGGTGCTTCTTCTGGGGGCTCTTCCATTGCTGGTGGTTCCTCTTCATCTGGTGCGCCTTCGTCCATGGCTGCAGACAATCTCTCACCAAGATCGATTAAAAGACTTGCTTCTTCCTCTGTAAGGCTTATATCCGCTGCGCCGGCTTCATCCATATCAGGTTCTGCGCCCATGTCAGGTTCTGCGCCCATGTCAGGTTCTGGGTCCATTTCGCCCATATCAACTTCCATTTCCTCTTGTTCTTCTATTTCCTCTTGTTCTTCGAGGTTTTCTGGGTCTTCATTTTCTTCAAGCTCTACTTCTTCTTCTTCATCCATTCTCTTATACTTTGCATCATCCTTCTTTGCGTCATCCTTCTTTGATGCGTACATTTCACTGATAAAAGTGTCAGTCATAGTACCTACATTCGCAAGCTTCATAAACCGGCGAATTGTGTTCTCTGTTAATAATTTGTTACCACTCATTGTATGTTTTCTCCTTTTCTAAAGTAGTGTTTTGTGTAATAATACATCTATAATTAGTCTTTGCGGTTGAGAAAGTCAAATTTTTATTCTCTTAGAAAGCTTCTTTAATGCTTCTTTCTCTATTTGCGATACCCTTACCAAAGAGATGCCTAGTCTTTTAGCTATTTCTGCCAAAGTCATAGCACCATGTTTTTCTATAGCAACGTTGATACAGTTGTCGTCTTCAGGATAATCTATCCAGCACCGACAAGGCTCTTCCTTGCAACATTTTCTGTGTTTTTCATTAGTCATATTCCTTTAAATCCATTTCAATCATATCAAATATATTCTGCTTGTCAGAGTCTGTAATTCCTAGCTGTTCCATAATCTCTGAGCCTTGTTCTAGGTCTTTCTTTGTTCTCCTGAGTTTTTGTTTACCCATTGACTGAGCGTTACTTTTTACCTTGTGCATGACCTTCATCATATCTGGGTCGTTCTCTAGGTACAACTTTACTATTCCCGCAAAGAACCTAGTTTGACTTAGATTATCATATCTTAGTCTCAACTTTAGGTCTGCAGAAACTTTTTCGTAAGCGTGAAACACAAACCTTACAACCTTGTCTGGTTGATGGTTCTTCATTTTGTCAAGATGTGAGTGAAACTTTCTCTCATTCCTGCTTGGGTTTGTTCCAAAAATTTAGCACTAAGCCTAAGGTCTTTAATAGTTCTTGCTCCTGAGTAAGATAACCCAGACCTAATGTTCTGATTTAAATCCTTCAAGATCTTAACTACCGAGCCCTTATATGGTATCGTAGTTGACACACCTTCTAGGGAAGATGCTTTGCCTCTCCAGTCAATCTGCGCTTCGACTGACGCCATACCTCTGTATACCTTGTATTTGTTGCCGTCCGAACCTTGAAATACTTGACCTGGTGATTGTTCAGTTCCGGCTAATAGCGAACCTAGCATCACAAAGTCTGCGCCGGCGGCTAGAGATTTTACTATGTCTCCTGCATTTTTAATAC